CATATTAAAATAAATTTAATTGTTGTGTATTTTCAAATTCAGATATAATTTCTTTTGCTTTAATTATATAATAAAGATAATCAATATTATAGTCTAATATATTTTTTACACTATAAGATTTATTAAAATATGTTACATGCCAGAATTTTTTATATTTAGCATTTCCTATAGGAGCTTCAACAAATTCCTCAGTACCATTTTCATAACATTTAACAAGAGAATATCCTTTTTTAGATATAAAATATCTTACTGTTTTTGAAAGTTTTTTCTTTTGTATTTGATTATTTTCTAACCATCTTAGTTCATAATGACTAGCTCCTCTTTTACTGTCCTCACTATCAAATGATTTACCTCTACTAGCTTTAACACCAGCACAAAAATCAAATATATTTTGGTGGTTGTAAATAGTTTCTTCTACAGGAATATTATTTTTAAAATAATTAAATATTGCAATAGGAATTATATTATGAGATTTGTTTTTATGTAAAGGAATATTCTCAAATTCAAAAGAACCTTTGCATTTATGTTTACCATTAGTATAAAAACTTATATAATTATTAACATCTTTCTGAATCATTTTAGAATATTCAGCAAATTCTAATTGTAATTGAGTTTGCTGTTCCCATTCAGAACATATTTTAAAATATAATTCTTCATATTCTCTAGGTATTCTAATTTCACAACCATCAGTATTAATAACAAGTAATTGACTATTAGGAATAGCTTCCATTATATTTTCAATTAACATTGATAACAATAATTGACCATTAATACAAATAGATAATGTAAGTTGTCTATCTCTTAAAAAAGAATATTTATCATTAGACATACCATAGGCACTATTTAACAAAATTTTTAATGCATAATTAGATGGATCAGATTTTGGAATAGCTTTTCTTCTTTCAAAAAATGATTCATATAATGGACAAAATATTTCATTTGGTAAATGAGCTGGAGACCATTTGTTTCTAATTGCTAAATTTGGATAATATGAAACTACATCTAATGATTTAATAATATATTTATCATCAGATTCAACTATAGAATTTTGAACAGAAGCATGTAAACCTCCTAAAGCAAATGACCATTCTACACCATAAATATTAATTTTAAAATCAAATTTATCACTTTCTTTTAATTGAAGTTTTTGAAATTCTTTTAAAACATATTGTAATTTAGAATTGTTAAATTTTACATAAGGTAAAATAATATCTTTAATGTTAACTACTTCTCTATTAGTATATAAAGTATTTAAATCACTTGGAATTATATCCATAGCTTTACATAAATATTTACTAAATAATTTTTTAGCCATATCTGGCTCAGTAGAATTCATTAAATTAATTCCTTCTAATTCTGTTAAAGATTTTCTAAGTTTTATTTCATGTTCATATTTGAAATACAATGCTTTTGTAGCTAATACATCATTTTTATTATAAGATAAAACCATTTCAGTCCAGTTTTCACCAGAACCTTGTGCAGGTAAATCTTCAATATTTTCAAAATCAATCATAAACTCAGTCCATTTTACGTTTTGTTAACTTTATGTTTCCATAAAGACCAGACTATATCTTCTTACCTTTATTCCAAGGAACAAATTTTAAATTTTCCAATTGTGTTTCTAAATCTTGTTTATCCTCTTCAAAACAAAAACAATCTCCTTTTTTTGTAACATATCTTTTACTTTTACAAGCTTCATAAATACAATTTTTAGAGAAATTTGTTTCTTTAATAGCAATTCCTACTCTAGAAAAACATTTTACGAAAGTTTTGTTTTTATACCAACAAATTTTTTTAATGTTTCCCATAGAAGCTACTATTTTAAGTATTGTTTCTTTTGAATGATTTTTAGAAAATCCACGATTAGATGTATTTAGAATATTGTATGTACTTTTAACAAAGGTTTTTTTATATTTTTCAAAATAACCTTGTTCAAGTTTTTCTATAATATTCCAATCAGACTCACAAAATTCTAATATTTCAAAATAAAAATTATCAACACCATGTTTATTAAATGCTCTTTGCAAATAAATAGAATGATGATGATTATTTCTTAATTCTGAAATATGATTTACAAGTCTTTCTCTTAAATCTAATGTTCCTCCAATATATACTTTGTTGTTTTGTTTATTAACAATTTGATATATACCAGAATATTTTGTAAGCCAACCTTTTCCAAAGAAATTTTGTATTTCTTTCTTTGTACTCCCTAACGGGATAGTCGTTGAACCTTCCCCATTTAACAGGGGCTTGGATGCTGATTGTCCATTTGTTATTATTTTCATTTTTTTTTTTTGTATTTTGAATTATAAAAATAAAAAAAAATAATTAACATATACAAGCGTTTTTTAAACTTTCACACATATTTTTTCAAATTATGTTGTAGTACGTTTGTCTTTAGGAGTTTCCAGCAGTTAAATTGGTTTATACTGAGCAAATTCCACCCAGTTCTTTTTGCTTTAACAGATAAACTTAATGCTCTAAATAAATCTAAATGTTTATGTCTAAGTCTATATTCAGGTACATCAGGTCTTCTATTGTTATCTTCAGTAATTAAATACGCATATTTTCTAATATTTTGAGAATTACAAGTAGGATTTCTATAAATATATTCTAGAACTTGAGCATCAAAATGTATAGAATTATAGCCTATTAAATAACTTACTTGAGAATCAATAAAATCCATCATTTCTTGAATTTGATTAATTGTAGAGCTTAAAATAAAAACTTTACAATCATTAGAATCTCTTGCTATAAATGTAGCAGTAAATACATCTAAAGTTTCTAAATCCCAGAAGTATACTTTTTTATTATCCATTTCTTTTATTTAATTCATAATTAAATACATACAAATACATTTCATTACTACAGTAATTACCATTTATAATAGCTTGTATATGATCTGTAGTTAATTCACAAATAGGTTTAAATATTGTTTTAGGTAATTTATTCATATCTTTATCATAATTCTGCCCCCAGTTTAAGTACTTAGTACAGTCATCTAAAGTACAGTCTTTAAATGTTTTACTTAATTCAGTAAAATCATCTTTATCATAACCTCTTCTAAGATAATCTAAACCACCATCAACACTATAATATTGACCATTTTTATCAGTATAGTCAACATAATCATGTCTATGTTTAGATTGAAGAATAGTTCCATCAGGAGTTTGAATAGCATTATATACTATGTTGTTATTAAATTTTTCCATTTGTTTTTAAGTGTGTATTTATAATAATTTATTTACTCATTGTAATTATTTTATTTCCATTACAAACATCGCATATTGCTGCACCTGTAGTAGACATTATATTTGGTGAATTATATCTTAATAAATTACCATCACCATAGCATTTAGGACACAATTGATAAGGTGTATATTGATGAAAATTATTTTTGTTAGGTGTACTGTCAAATCTAGTTAATATCCAAGCACATTCTACATCAGTTTCTAAAGCTTCTAATCCAGCTTCAACTACATTAGCTTTTTTGAAACCTTGCTCAAATGCTTGACACATTAACATATGCACTTCATCTCTCATATATAATTTATTTTCCATATGTATCATTATAATATAGTTCTGCTCTACCCATATTAGGGTCAAAATTTGTTCCCATAGAGTCATATGCAGCTTCAGTTATTTGCTTTTTTTCCATTTCTTTGGCTTGTTCAACTGCTTGAATTAAATCATTACCAATAAAGTATTGATTTTTATCCATCCAATCAACTAACCATTCAACTGCTGTCTGTTTATTTTTCATTATTTATAAATTGATTATGAATGTTTACAATATATTCAGCCATTTTTTTATTTATAGATGCTGAACTAACTATATAAACTTCTTCTAAATTATCAGGTCCATAATTTATAGGTTCATCAGGAACAATAAGTCTACACCAACATTCTTCACCTGAAAAACATGGTTCTACTTTCCATTTAACTTTTAGTGCTTTATTATATGCTTCTTCGTAATTCATATTTATTTTTAATTTTACCATTTTATATAATAAATAGGGGTTGTTGTGCCACCATAAGGTGTTAATGAATTGAGTTTGCAACCTCGCATCAAAACCGTTAGCCAAATACCCCTATTTATCATATGAAAGTTTTATTTATTGTTTTACTATTTCTATTAGTTTCTTTAAACATTCAAGTTCCGCTTCTTCGTAGGTTTCATATTCCCAATCACCAGTTGGTCTATTTTTTGGCATTGTATAATGTTCTTCACCTGTTTTATAGTTCCAAATCCAATAGTTATATCCAAGTTTATGACTATGTTGGTCAGCAGTTGGGTCTATTGAATGTTGCCAATCATACTTCTCTCTAAACCATCTAAATGCTTGGGAGTAGGTTGGTGCTGATAGAAATCCTTTATATCTTATACCTTGAATTTTATTTTCTATTGATTCTAAACCTATCCTTATTGTATAATTTCCTGTAAATTTATTGTCTTCAATATCAGACCAAAATGCAAAACAAGGTTCATCAAATCCAAGTTCTTTGAGTGCTAGTGCTTGTTCGTAAGGGATAAATTCTTGATTCATGTTATTTTAATTTAAGTTTTTGTGTTACTTTACCTATCCACTCATTATTACAACAAGCCACAAAGTGAACTATATCTGGGTTATTATGGCATTGACAATGACAAGGCTGTCTGTTATCAATAGTTTCCCATTCTACTTCCCATTCTGTTTTAGGTTGGAGGGATTGGATAAATCTTGTACCATATCCTGAACTTTTTATACCCTTTTCTTCATCTTTTGCAGTATGATAACCCCATGATAATGCTTTCCAGACATCTTCCTCTGTATATTTCTTCTCCTTGTTATCTTCAATGGCTTGGTTGTAACCTGTCTTGAAAGCAATACCTTCTTTGGAATCATAAGGTTGATATTTGGCTAACCAAGTTTCGTTATACTTCTTCTCCACATCCACCTCACCAATTAGTTCTTTTACTTCTTGAAGTGATATGTAATAGAGTTCATTAATGTCTATATCTGTTGAGTGAGTGATTTTATATACAGGCTTACCACTAAGCCTTACTGCATTAGCAACATAAGCAGCATAATATTTACCATCAGTAGCCTTAATTACTTTATTATGTAATCCAAGATACCAATCACCTTCTTTAATCTCTGAATCATCTACTATAATATAATGGTCTGTGTTAATTTTAATTAGTTTTTGCATTTATATTTAGTTTTTAATACTGTATCATAATAATTTACTTTAGTTTCTATTCCTTGAGAATAAACTGTGCAATTTAAAGAAAATTCTTTTTTACATTGTTCAATTCTTTCTTTTTTAGATTTAGTTTTATCTGTATTAAGTTCATAATATAACCAAGCTTCCCAATAATGATCGGCTTCAGGTGCTACTATTGTTACAGCTATTTGATAACCAAAAAATACAAATGAAAATATTGGAGACCATTCAAATCTATAATCAGTTTCCGACCATTTTGTTTTATAACCTAAGCCAACAAAATCAAATCCTATCTTTTTAGGAACTGCATAAAGATAATTTTTCTTTTCTTCATAAAGTTCATCATAAGATTTTATTTTACGAGCATAATTTGGGTTAAGTTTATTATAGTTTTCTTCTCTTTGTATATGTTTTAATACAGCTTCATGAATTAATTTTGGTGTACCTTTTACCCATTTTCTAGGATAAAAATAAGGAGTACCTATGGCTGTTTTACCACAATACCATTTAAGTTTAGGTCGCTTGAATGGTGAATTAAATGCTTTTAGAAATGACAGTTTTTGCATTTTTATTTAATTTAGCTTGTCCTAATGTATAAACTTGATGAAAATCATCCCATTCTTCAGGTGTTAAATCTAATAATCTTTCTCCAACACTTCTAAGTTCCCAACTTTCACTTTTTTTTTCTATAAAAGCTATAACAAAACAAGATTCACGAGTATTAAAAAATTCCATATCAATAGTATGACCATTTTTTGTTAAACTCCATCCTTCATGATTTACTTTATAACTTTCTTTAAAATATTCTAGTTTTTTATCATAATAAGGATTAGGTTCCCATTTAATTATTTCATACAAAGGTTTTTTTGTTTTAGTAGAATTGTATTTTCTAAATTCTATATTGTTTATCCTTATCATGAGTTTAATTATTAAAAGTTTAAAATATATATCTTATTGTATTCCAGGGAATAATTTTATCATGTAGTTCAATCCATTCTTTAATATACTGACTTTTAAGATTATGTTTATATCTAATATTAAATCCACCATATTGAGATATTTTATCTTCTTGTATATCTGGTTTCCATAATAAATCTTCACCTGTTAATTTATTAGCTAAATTATATTCATGTTTATTAGCATTATGAGTTAAAAATATTACCTCACATTTAACTTTAGATTTTTTATTATTATCTACAAAATCATTTACTCCTTCAAATAATTTTTCATATTCAAATAACCAATTATCTGTTACTATTACAGGACTAAAGTTAATATGAACATCATAACCTGCATCTATAAAATCATTTATAGCATGTAATCTATGAAATATAGAACTTGTATTAGGTTCTAATAATTCAGAATATTTTGTAGGCATTAAACTAAATCTAATTCTTATTTTACCTTCTGGATTATATTCAAGTAAGTTTTTATTTACATATTTAGTAGCTAAACTACCCATTGCTATAGGATGAGTTTTAAAGAAATCAAATATATATTTCCAATTATAATATTTAGCATGTAAACAAAAATCTTCATTACAAGATAAATCATAAGTTATAAATTTACTATGAGTTTGATTTGGTTTTTGTACATTAGCTGTAAAATATGAATGTTGATTTATAGCTGTTAATATATCACCTATGTTTTTAGCTATTGTTAAACCTGTAGCATTATTTCTTTTCATATAACAATAACTACAATTATATAAACAACCATAACCAAAACTAGGACTAATATAATCTGTACTTCTACCAGATTCTCTTATAATCATAGATTTTCTATTTACTTTTTCTAAAAGAATAGATTTTTCATTCATAATTTTCTTTTTTTAATGTTTCTATAACTGATATACTATCATAATTTGGTATTATTTCTATAAATATAATACCTGAATCTATTACTATATATTTATTTATATCTGTATTAAATTTATATATTTCAGCATTAGGGTAATTATTTTTAATAATATTAATATTGTTATCTTTTAAATCTGTTGATGTAACTTTTATTAAATTACAACTTATTAATAATCCTGTCATTAAAATAAATATTATTTTTTTCATTGTCTTGTTTAAATAAAAAAATATTAATTAGACTTTGTTTATAGATTTGTAAGTTTTATATAGAGGCTTTAAATTTACGCATATATAATAACTAAATCACCAGGTATAAATTAATGCAGTACCTGAACTTTATTCTGCAATATCTAATTAATATTATTGAGTCCAACTGGTTTATACCAATTGAAAATCCACCACTTACTTTTTATAGAAGTAAGAAACTATTAGTGGAGGTAGGCAGAGTCGAACTGCCGTTTTCCTGATAATTAATAATAACTTTCTACAAATTTAGGTACACAATTTTTCTTCATGTGTCCAGCTGAATATTTAGTTTAATTTTGCCATCAAACTAATAAAGTGGAAGGTTCACTTTTAATCTGGCAGTACCTTAAACGCAACCAGTTTTGTACTTAATTAGACAAGCTCAAGTACAGGAGCTTCAACATCATTAAATGATGCTACTAAGTCTGCGATGGCAGATTTACCAGACAAGTCTGATAAATTACCGATTTCTACAGTGTTTCCATCTATAGTTATCCCCTAGTTTTAAACAGCACACTCTTAGAGGACGATGCTGTATTTGCTTATTATTATTGAATTACAGGAGCTATACCCGTTACCCCCAAAGTTTTTAATCTAAATGTAATTTAGCATATAAAACTAATTTATTTCTATCTGTACTTTTCTTTTTAATAGCTCTAGATTTAGTATAATCAAATAATTGATAATAACCATTTTTATTAGGTTTATCAGTTATATGATATTTTTTCTTAGGAGGTTTTACACCAATAGTTTTAAATTCTTTTTTAACTTTATCATCCCAATTATCAGTGATTACTCTCATACTATAATAATTACCCCAACTACAAGATTCTATTCTACGTTTTTCTCTAATAAATTCTAAAGTTACATTTCTAATTGTATTTAAAGTTGTAGGTAAATAATAATTGTTTCTAGATTTTAAATCATATAGATTTTTATTTATTTTATCTATTATATTAGAAGATTCATTAATAGTAAATTCATAAAAATAATTACTAACTTGTCTTTTATAATTTATACTTTGATAATTTAAAATATAAAATTCAAAATCATTTGCTAAATCTAAAGATTCTATGTAAAAAGTATGTTCCATTTTTAATAAATTAATAAAAAAGAGTT